GTTTCTGGTAACGCATCACGGCGTCTAAGAATTTCTTCCATAACCGCTGCATGTGCAATTTCCATTCGTTTCCGATAGGCTACTAAGGAAAAGATAAACAACCAAGTAGCACAAAACGCACCCAAAAGGTGAGCCATACGGGTTCCAACGAAATAGGAATAAAACGCAATACCAGCACCTAAAACAAATGGTGCTAGAACGCGAGCCCTAATGGCCTCCATGGAAGTGTGTTCATACTGTTGATGAAATAACACTCGCATTAAGCCTTGCAAAACCTTGCCATCAAAAGCCTCCAATGGTATATATGTCGTCATATCAAATAGACTATCATAATACATTTGTCGGTAATTTGAGATCAACCAAGTAGTAGACACGTTCAAAATATTTTTCTCGATATCAAAAAACAAATCGAAAAATTTAGTACGGGTCGTAGTGTAATATTTCCATATAACACTAGCTAAGTGGTAAGTTGAATACTCAAGCAATCCATGACTCTCCAAAATAGGAGGGAGGACAGCAATGGTTCCTTTTTCAGGAACTTTCAACTTAAAGGCATTGCAAAAAGCTTTACTTTTCTTGCAGCCACAATCACAAGGAACGAAATCAATATCCATACGTCGACTTACGTCAACAGTACTTTTTTGAGTCTCATAAAATTTACGAGCCTGGTCACACGTCGCATCGAGAGCATCGAATATGCTCAATTTTGCGGGTCTACCAGTTTTCTTGTCCTTAACGATAGGCATGAAAGAAACCATGGGGAAACTCTTCTTTACATTGGAAGATTTCACGCGGGCACTTGATTGAAACGGTTTAGTCAACTGTATTTCCCAAAGATCGGGCATGGTGGAAAAAATATAATCACCTTCCTCATTCTTCGGGAGAGTCAATTTAACACGTTCGGTATCAATTTCATTTTGCCTCACACCATCAACATAACGGGAGAATTCATCACGCACTTCAGCGCGAATATAAATATCACCACGTCGATAACGTGAATAGGGGCAAACGGACATCTCAGATAACATAGTTTCGTTATTGGTATTGACGATCAACACTTTTGGTTGCACAGGAACTCGTCCTTTTTCTTCAACACCAGCTTTAGGCGCGTACAAAATCTGATTATTTTTGATCATAATTTGTTTCGAGCCCTCGTCTTCTGTCATATACTTTGGATCGGTAT